CGTTCTTTTAAATTAGAGGATTACCCGAGAGAAATCGAATGTCAGAAATGCGGGGGGTCTGCTAAGAAAATATTGTCGATAGGGCATGGCGGAATTCAGACAGACGGCAATGTGACGTGGCTTGCCTCTGCCTGCGATACTCTTCAGTCTTCCAGGGAAAGAAGGGAAAGGCCAATTACTACACGGACGGAGTGGAGGGTAGAGAAGGAGAGGAAGGGGCTCATATCCGTGGGTTAAATTGAAACATATGAAGCCCGCTAAATGTGGGCTTTTTTTGTTTATCAGACTCATTGCCACCACTTTTTATCTGATATCACAGAATAAAAATTTGAATAGTGGCGGGCGAAGGGTTTTTGTGGTAAATTATTATAGTAACATTTTTCTTTGACCATAACAAGTTTTATTTCAATGAACCTTAGACAAGGGAACATCCTCTTGCGACGGCCCACGGGAATAACGTCAACAGCAAGTGGCCCTGGAGAAAAAACATGGACGATGACAAAAAAGGCACTGAAGACAATCCTGAAGAGAAAAAAGACGAACCTTATCTTGGCACATGGGCTACAAAAGAGGACGCTGCCGAAGGTTTGAAAAACTTACAAGGGAAATTGTCAGATCAGGGCAATGAGACTGGCCAACTTCGTAAGCAGGTTGAAGATAGCGAGTCCCTTCTTGGTGAATTACAGGCAAGGCCAGTGCGCAGGAAGCCTCGAATTTAGAGGCGGATAGCGTCAGAAAAGAGCAGGCGAAAATAGACAAGGAGATTGAGGATTTAGACCCTGTAGAAGAAGGGTACACACCGAAGTTGACTGCTCTTATTCGTAAGTCAAACGCTTTAGCAGCCGAAAGCCAACATGCCAAAACGTTGGCCGCTGCAACTGAGGCTTTTAGGTCAGAGCTTGATAATCGGGACATTAGGTCCGCCCATCAATCATTTGATGAATCAAACCCTGATTTTAGGACTCCAGAGATGCAACAAAGGATTAAGGAATATATTGCCAACGACAAAACAGGCATGTCCGACGCCTTGGTTGCATATCGTGAGATTCAGAGAGATGATGTGGCATCAAAGGCCAAAGAACTCTCAGATCAGAACGAAGAGCTTATGAAACGTCTTAATCTGAAAAAAGGTACAGATGAAACCGGCACTGTTATCCTGAAAAGTCAGGGGACGCAGAGCCAAACAACGCAAACAAAAACAACAGGAGCAGCGAGGAATGCAGGAATGCAAGCTGCTCTCGATAAAATGAGGGCAGTATAAACCCGTTGTTCTTGATACGGGAGTAATAAAATGAGTTTAATTAATCAGTTAAATGCAACTACCGAATATTTCTGGCTTCAGACTGAGCCGGTTGATATTCTTTGGTGTGGCGTCTTATGGGAAACGCCATAACTCAAGATAATTGGGAAGTACAGCCTCATGAGATGGTTGATGGTGGGAAAATGGTCAAGATTCCTCTTGAGTATGCCAACTCCCATCGTGGTGGGTATGGTGCAGCCACCGTTATTAACCAGAGCAAGAAGGATCTCCTTGATGCCGCTCGTTTCCGCTGGGCTGGTTTGTATGGAGCTAACTCCCTGAACCTGGATGACCAGGTACAAAATCAGGGGGACGCCGCCATTATCAGCCTCACCAATCAGTACATGAAGAGCATCAAGAAGGCTGCCAGGGTCCAGATGGCAGAGGATGTTATCGCGGTCCACGCTGATGATACCCGGATACTTGGCCTTGGGGACCTTTTTGAAACTACAGGTGCAACCACGTATGGTAGTATCTCTACGGTCGATATGGCCGACTGGAAGGCCAATGTTATTGATACCGTTGAGCCTATCAGTTATGCAGTCATGCAGAAGATTTTCCGTGAGGTTAATATGGGCGATCATGCCTGGGCTTTGCCGAACTTCATTGCAACCACTGCCGTGCTTAGGGACGGTTATAAACAGAGCCTACATCCGCAGCAAAGGTATTCCGACAAGGATATGGTCAAAGCCGGTTGGCAGAATATCTGGCATGAGAGTGCCCCGATAGTTGCCGACCCGTATATTACCTCCGGTGAGCTTATGGCCCTGAACCTGAATTACCTTTCTTTGAGGAGCCATCCGAAGTTCAACTTTACCACCCCTGTATGGGTAAGTAAGGAAGTACTTGGGAAGCCGGATGACATTTCGGCGAATACAAGGTGGGTGGGGAACCTCTACTGCTCGAACCGGAAAATGCATGTACTTCATGAAAACTTGACAGCGCCTGCATAGACATAAACAAGGGGTAGCTTGCTACCCCTTTAAAGGAGTAAATATTATGGAAAGAATAGTAACGGTCGGAGGACCTAATCCTACCCGGCCATGGACAGAGGTTACTCGCAAAGTAACTGGGACTGAGTTTTTTGTCAGTTCAGTAAATGGGGATGACGGACGAGCTGGTAGAACCGTGGAGTCTTCGGTTGCTACACTCGATTTTGCCTTAAGCCTTACAACCGCAGATAACGATGATGTTATCTATCTATTGCCTGGCCATGCCGAGACTGTATCGGCGGCGGCCGGTCTTGTTATCGATGTAGCGGGAATTACCATTGTTGGTGTGGGGAATGGTTCTTTACAACCGACAATAACCCTTGATACCATAATTTCTGCGGATATTGACATTGATGCTGCAAACGTGGTCATTGAGAATGTTAATTTCGTAGCCAACTTTGCGGATATCACAGCGGCCATTGACGTAAACGCCGATGACTTTACTTTGCGTGGGTGTCGTTTTACTGCCGCTGCCGCTGGTATGAATGCCCTGATCTGGATACAAGATGCCCTGGCTACCGCTTCTGATAGAATCACTATCGAGGGTTGTCAGGTTCTTGCCATTGATACAGCCAATACTCACTTTATCAATTTTGCGGGGACCGGAGACGGCCACCGTATTGTGGGGAATGAGTTAATTGGTGATTGGGGAACTATGTGTATCGGCGGAGCTGGGGTTGTTACCCACATTACGATTACCGATAATGTGATTTCCAATACAGCCGCTACAAACGATTCGTGTATTAATTTGGAAGCTACTTCCACCGGTATCGTTATGCGCAATCTGGCGTGTGGAGGTGCAGCCCAGGCTAATGGTATAACTGCTACTGCCTGTGCCGTTGCAGAGAATTACTACGGTGTCGTTACTGAAGATTTGAGTGCGATACTCGATCCTGTAGTAACATAGATATTAAAGGAGAAAAAATGATATGAAGAATTTAAATTTTTTAGTCACTGCCGGAACAAATACAGTCGGAATAGAGACTTTTTATTTCCCTGTACCCTGTCGAGGCAATGTTCATTCTTTGAAGGCGGTGTTCGATACTGCCGTCGCGACTGATGATACCGTGGATATACAAAGAGATTCAACTTCCGTAAATTTGCTCGAAACAGGTGCAACAACTGCCGGGAAAGTTTATACTGGCGTTCCTGATGCGGACGATAAGGCATTGGTCTTCGATCCCGATTCTGAGACCGAGGCTTACAAGAGGTTGAAGATTGTTATTTCATCATTGCCTACCATAGATACAGTTGTGGGAATTTGTATCGAATACGACGACAGCGCATATATTGAGCAAGCAGCGTCAGAAGCATAGGGCCTCCTTAGCCTCCCCCATCGTTCTTTTTACATTTGAATGTGCCGGGGGAGGCGTTCAGACGCGGGGTAGCCAAGGTAGTTAAGGCACCGGGTTCATATCCCGGTAATCGTGGGCGCAACTCCCACCCCCGCTTCCATTTGAGTTCACTGCCAATGGTTTTGAACCTATCGAGGTTTCGGCCTGTTGAACCAGCGTAGCGAAACCAGCGGCCACTTTTTTTGAGGAGAATTATGTTTAAAGCAGAAGATCTACAGGAATTTTTCGATAAGTCTCCCGGACCCCGCATTGGTTTCAAGGGCCTGTGCCATGATTGTGGGAAGCTTGTTGTTATTAAGATGGATATGGATCAAGAAGGCAAGGTAACTATAAGCGGCGGGGCCTTGTATAATGCTCAGACAGGGACGACCGAAGCAGACAAGAATTTTTTTCTGAAGTGCGATGATTGCTTCAAGAAAGATCCGGAACTAAAGAAATTTCAGCCTTGCGAAGTTTATACGAGATCCATAGGTTATTTGAGACCTGTAAAGCAAATGAACGAAGGCAAGCAAGCTGAGGTCGCTATGCGAAGCAAATTTAAGATATAATATGGCAACTTTATCATCACTTACAGCAGCAATACAGGGCATAATTCAAGATGATTCTTATACTGACCTGGCGGCTAGAATCAATGATGCTGTCAATAATATAGCTGGTGGTATAAGAATGCCCGATGGCACAACGTCTCCTCCTTTACCGGATATGTATTTGACTGCTACTATCTCGACGACCACTGATGCCTATGTGGATCTTCCGGATAATTACCAACGTGGGCTTTTCTATGTAGTAGATTCTTCCGGGGACCGTATCTTGCCGCCAGACGGCGGTAACTATTATAGCTTTATGTTGTTCCTCAATCATTGCTATAAGAGGGACCTGACTGAGGAAGGGTCGGTGATAAGCGTATGCGTTAAGGGTAAAAAGCTTTATTACCAGGGAATACCGTCTGCCGCAGAGGATCTTTTCATATCGTATTACGGGAAACCGACAGAGATGGTGGAGAATACCGACGAGCCTGATGGGATACCCGATCATCTTCAGGTGAGGCTTATCAAGCATTAATTTTTGGAGAGGGGCTTGAGGACGGCGCGGAGGCCCACGGGGTTGGGACAAGATACCATACTGACAAATTCTATGAAGCTATGATCGACTTAATAGATTTTATCGGCGTAGATGCTGAGCCTGAGTATTATGCAGGTGGTCCAGCTTGTGATACGGATTGTGTTATAGGATATTAAATGAAAAACGTAAAGTTAGCAAAAAAGAAGAGAAGCGGGTTGACTAAAACAAAGGTTAAGAAAAAGAAAAGTTTTTGGGGTAGCATGTTTGCAAAAGACACTTCAGTCATGAGCAAGCGTAGAAAGGCGTTAGAGGATGCCTTAAATTATTAATGGCAAGGACCTTACCATACTTAAGAGGATCGTCTGGCCTTAACACGGTCGATGATCCGACAAGGATAAGATACAATTCTAAATCCGGGGTCTCTGATCTTGCGGTAGCTGTCAATGTAACAATTTCTCCGTCAGGGAGAATTAATAGACGTACAGGTAAGACTTTGAGGGTTCCTCTAAATTCGCATAGCCTTTTTTGCGACGGTGGGGAGTGTGTGTTTATTTATGATCGGGGGCTCTATCTTCTCGGAACGAATTTCAAATATCGTTTATTGACTACACTGTCCAACAATAACCGAGTAGCTTATGCGCAAATTGGGGACCGGATATATTATACGAATAATCAGGATTTTGGATATGTTGAGAGCGGTGTAAGAAATGCCTGGTGGAAGACGACTGACTATGTAGGGCCTGTTATACAAAGGATTTTTACAGGTCCATTCCCAGGGAATCACCTGGCCTACCATGGTGGGCGGGCATATATCTCTACTGGGAATATATTGTGGTATTCGGAATATGGTGCCATAGATTGGTTTGATATGGCTCGGAACTTTTTTTCATTCAATACACATATCCGAATGGTAAAGCCTGTGACGTATGGCCTTTTCGTATCTACCGAGAAGGCAATATATTTTCTGAAAGGCCTGGTCCCAGGAGATATGGTGCAGAGTAAATTGACAACCTATCCTGCCCTGGAGTGGTCTGATGCGATAGATTACTTGGACGGTACGGATGCACCTGAGTTTGAGATGAGCGGTCCTTGTGCTTTATGGACTATTCGCGAAGGAGCGATGCTTGGGACGCCGGAGGGCGGAATAATAAATCTCAATAAGAAGAAAGTAGTTTATCCCCAGGGGACAAAAGGAAGCTCTTTGTTGAGGGGATTAAATTTTATCCATACAATAGAATAAGGAGTAGATTATGGCTTTTAGATTTTCAACTAAAGTACGAAATGACATGCTGGG